AGGTTTTGATGAATTGCTAGCAACAAGAAAAAACATGATTATAAGCATGGTCAATCAAGCTTATAACTCAAGAGGTAAAATGGGGATAGCATAATGTCGGGTACTTTTCCAACAACCATAAAACCAAGCAGTCTATCATTGCAAGACAATAGACCTAACTTAATAAATCAATCTGTATCTGGTAAAAGAGTTACTAGAAAATATGGATCACAATTTTTTACTTTGGATATTACATTACCACCTTTATCAAAAGATGATGCGATGGATGTTTTTGCTTTTCTTAAAAAACAACAAAACTCTTTTGATAAATTTGATTATACATATCCAATAACAAACAGAGGTGCTAATAGAACACAAACAGATATAGTGGTAAATGGCTCTCATAGTGTAGGTGATAATACTATTGCACTATCAGGTTTTGATAATTCAACAACAGATGTTTTAAAAGCAGGTGATATTATTAAGTTTGCAAATCACGATAAAGTTTATATGGTTGAATCTAATTTAACTTCTGATAGTAGTGGTAATGCAACAGTTACAATTAGTCCAAGTATTATAGCTACACTTGCTAACAGCGAAGCTGTAACAGTAGATCAACCAAACTTTAAAGTTTATTTAGATAGTGATGTTTTATATACAACAAATACTACAGGTTTATTTTCTATAAGTTTTACTTTGAGAGAGTGCATTGAATAATGTCAAGAAGTTTAAGCTCAACTTTACTTACGCAACTAGCAAATCCCACTAATACTATTTGTTTTTTAGCAGAAATCAATACCTCAACAGTTTTCAGAATAACAGATAATCAATTTGATGTGGTCTACGATTCAAACACTTATACATCTTCTGGTGAAATAATTTCTGTAAGCACAACACCAGAAACAGGAGAACTTAAAGTAGAGGAAACCTCTATTGAGCTTTCTAATATAAATTCTACTTTTATATCTGTATTTGACGATCAAAATTACATTGATAATTCTGTAAATATTTATCTTGGTTTTTTTGATAGTAATGATGCTTTTATCGATGCATTAACATACTTCTCAGGAAACATTAAAAATGTAGAAGTAAGCGAATCAAAAAATGATTCAAAAATAATTTTAACCTGTGCAAATCATTGGGCGAACTGGAATCTCAAAAAAGGAAGGCACTTTACAGATGAATCTCAACAAAGAGCTTTTAGCAATGATAAAGGCTTGGAGTTTGCACATATTACAAAACAAAATATAAGGTGGGGAAGTTAAATGGTTGATCCACTAAGAGTTCTGTATTACATATATCTAGCTGTAACAACAATAGTTGGTGTCAAAAACTTTAGACAAGCACAAAAACTTAAAAGAAAAGGACAAGACATTCTTGCAACAAAAATAGCTGATGGTGGCAAGATACCAATTATTTATGGAAGAAGAAGAGTTGGCTCAACTTTGCTTTATATGGATACAGATTCAGGCAACTCAAGAGAGTTGTTTGTTGTGTATGGTTTGTGTTTGGGTGAAGTTGATTCAATAGAACTCGACACCATTGAAATCAATGGTACTCCTATTTCTGATACAAGTGTTTTTAGAGATGGTTATTACACAGGATCAGACAAAATAAGTAGTGGAGCAGGTTCACTAAATACAGCAAGTCAAATAGGTAATATTCAAGTTAAAGTTAAAAATGGAAGAAGTGGTGATGATCCTACAAAAAGATATAGAATGGTATTTAATGCCCATCATGGAGCAGACGATCAAACTGCTGATCCTATGCTTAATGCATCACAAACTAAATGGACAAGTAATCATAGGTTAAAAGGTATTGCTTACATAGCTGCTTCTTTTGAATATGATTCAAAGGGTATGTTTACATCTACGCCTGAACTAACAGTAGTTGTTAAAGGGAGAAAGCTTTACGATCCAAGAAAAGATGGCTCTATATCTGGCGGTTCAGGATCACATAGAATTGATGATGAGACCACTTATGAGTGGTCAAATAACGCTGTTTTACCTTTGCTAGATTATATGCATCAAGATCATGGAAAAGGTTTAGCAGCTTCTTTAATTGATCTACAATCATTTCAAACAGCAGCAAATACAGCAGATACCATTGTCAATGTACCAGATTATGCAGGCTCTTATTCTGCTGCAACTTTTACAGCACTCAATGGTGATAATTTTATAGATGTTGATGAAACTACATGGGGAAAACTAAAGGGTAATGAAAAAATATCTGTAAAAGATAGTGGTGGCACAATAATTGTAAATAGAGCAAACATTTTAGATGTACAACGAAATACACCACATTCAGGAACAACAAGCTACAGAGTTTTTATTGATGATGTTCCAGATGAAAAAATCAGCAAAAGTGTAACATTTTCAGCAACAAACGGAGATGCCACAATTACTGCAACTTGCACTAGTCATGGAGCAAGTGTAAATGATAGAGTTTTAATTGCAGGTGCAACAAGTTTGGGTGGCAATATTACAGATGTTGTTTTGAATAAACTTTATACGATAACAACAGTTGCAGATGCAAATACATTTACTTTTGAAGCAACAAATTTAGATGGCACAACTGCAACAGCAAACTCCTCTGATACAGGTAATGGTGGTGGTTCTGCTGTAGCAAAATTTTTATATGAAGATGAAACAGGAACAGTTTTAGCAGAAGTAACACGATTTGAGTGCAATGGTTTGGTTGATACTAATGAAACTGTTTTAGAAAACGCAAGAGATTTACTTTCTAATGTGAGAGGTTTTTTAAATTATGTCGATGGTAAATATTCAATATTAATAGAAGATACAGGAACATCAACATTTAGTATTACAGACGATCATATTATAGATGGCGGTATTAGAATTAAATATGAGGATAAGGCACAAAAACTAAACAAAGTTGTTGTGCAATTTTTTAATGCACAGAAAAAGTTTGAGCCTGATACAAAGACTGCTTTTCATAATGACAATGCGACAACTTTTAAAAATGATGATGGTGGCGAGGAGCTTGAGACAACTGCTGAATTTGATTTTATTACAAATCCCTATATAGCTTTCAATATGGGAAAAACAATTCTTAACAGAAGCAGAAATCAAAAGACTGTTTCTTTTGTTGGAACACCAAGATTATTAAATCTTACAGCAGGAGATGTTGTTGATATTACATACTCTCCATATAACCTATCAAGTGCTTTATATAGGATTGAAGCTGTAAACCTTTTAGAAAATGGTTTAGTTAATATACAAATGCTTGAATATCTTGATATATATTCTTGGGATGCTAATGCACCAACAGAAAATGTTGGTGATGAAACAAGATTGCCTACAGGCACAGAAACTTCTAAAGTTACATCTCTTGCTTTTACAGACACAAACTCAAGTGCAACAGGGAGACCTTTTTTATCTTGGACAAATCCCACAGATTATCCATCAAAAGAATTTAGAGTTTCAATAGTAGATGCAAGTGGCAATGAGGTACATAATAGAATTGTTAGCGATAGCAAGATTGATCTAAACTTTATTAAAACAGCATCAAATTATGTAGCTTCTGTAACTACAATCAATACAATCGGAGCAGAATCAGAATCAACTGATTTAACTTTTACTGTTTCAGATGAACCAATAAAAGCAGGTGATATACAAGCAGGCACAATAACTGCTGATAGACTAAATGTTACAGACTTAGCTCTTGATTTTACTGCTGCTACTGTTTCAGGTGCATCAATAGGATCATTTCAAAACAACACAATGCGATTGAAAAAAGTTGCAGACTTGGGTACAGCAACAGGTATCTATCATATTTATTGTAGAGTTTTTGGTGGTAATGGTGAGGTAAAAACATTATCTATTGTTGCAGGTGATGGCACTTATGGCACAGGATCAAGCTTTGAGCTAAGAGATGATTTTGCTTATAGTGATGGATCAACACCAACAATACCTACAGCAGATGAAGGTTCTGCTCAATATCATTCTGGACAAACACAGTTCTTTTCAGCAATTGATAGATTTGATAGCACTAACGAAATGGTGCAAAAAGATTTTATTGTCAGAAAAGTAAGCAATACAAGCAGAACACTAAGATTATATGTTTTAGCTCAAGGCGATGGCAACAATAAGCAATTAAGTAATGTTCAATATGGTTTTTATAGATTCTCGGAGATTTGATGCCAATACATAATTTTGATTTTAGCTATAAATACAACAGCATGAAAACAATGCCAAAAAGTATTGACGATGATACACAAATAGTTAGAGAAGTTTGTGTTGAAGTAACAGGTGTTGATGTCTTAGATAGCGAAAAAACACACACTGAAAAAATGTATTCACAACTAGAAGGCGTTTATAGCTTACGAGATAATGATTTACCACCTGATTTTATTTTATTAAAAGATATTACAGAGCAACAAATAATAGATTGGTATAAAAAAACTGTAACCTTAGATGATCTAAATATTTACTTTACTTGGCAAATATTTGGTATTGATGAGGTAAATGCATGAGTTTATATTTCAAACACTATAGATATAAACTACAATAGATATGAGGACAGAATATGGCAACACATGATTATAATATAGCTAATCAAACAGGAGCAGACTTTAGAGCAGACTTAAATAATGCTCTTTTAGCTATTGTTTCTAACAACAGCAATGCTACATCTCCAAGCACTACTTACGCTTATCAGCTTTGGGTTGATACAAGTAGCAATGTTTTAAAATTAAGAAATTCTGCAAATAGTGATTGGATCACAACAGGAATTAGTATTACAGCTTCAAATAGTTTCACAGGTGATATTACAGGTAATAGTGCAACAGCAACAGCATTAGCTACTGCAAGAACAATCAATGGCGTAAGCTTTGATGGCACAGCAAATATATCTTTTAACTCTGATTCTGTTAGTGAGGGTTCAAGTAATTTATATTTTACAAACGAAAGAGTAGACGATCAGGTAAATTCTTTACTTACAGCAGGAAGTGGTATAAGTCTAACTTATGATGATGCAGCAGGTACATTAACAATTGCAAACACTAACTCTGCTGATATAACAAGCGTTGTTGCAGGTGATGGTCTTACAGGTGGCGGAACTTCAGGCGATGTAACATTAGCAGTAAGTGTTGATGATTCATCAATAGAAATAAATTCAGATACTCTAAGAGTAAAAGCAAGCGGTATTACAAATGCTATGCTTGCAGGATCAATAGCAAATGACAAACTTGCAGGCTCTATAGCAAACAGCAAGCTTGCAAACTCAAGCGTTACTATAAATTCACAAGCTATATCTTTAGGTGGATCACATACTTTTGATAGCGATGATATTGGTGAGGGTTCTAGCAATCTATATTTCACTAATGCAAGAGCTAGAGGATCATTAAGTATAGGATCAGAAGGATCAGCAAGCGGAAATGGTGCTATTGCTTATAATAGTTCAACAGGTGTATTTACCTATACACCACCTGTTATAAGTGGCTTGTCAGGCGACACAGACGATCTATCAGAAGGATCATCTAATCTGTATTACACAGATGCAAGATCAAATGCTGCTATTGATGCAAGAGTTACAAATACATTCATAAATAATCTATCAGGCGTTGTAGCTGATACTGCAACAGCATTAGCTACAGCAAGATCAATAGCATTGTCAGGCGATGTAACTGCTTCAGGTGTAAATTTTGATGGCACAGGTGATATTACCTTATCGACAACAATAGCTGCAAACAGCGTAGCTTTAGGAACTGATACTACAGGAAACTATGTTGCAGGTATATCAGGCACAACAAACGAGATTGAGGTATCTGGTTCAGGAAGCGAGACTGCAAGCGTAACAATTGGATTGCCAGATAATGTAACAATTGCAGGTAATCTAACAGTCAATGGAACTACAACAACAGTTAATACTGCAACATTAGAAGTAGAAGATCCACTTATTAAACTTGCAAAAGCTAATAGTGGTGCTGATAGTGTTGATATAGGTTTCTATGGATTGTATGACACTTCTGGATCACAGGATTTATATGCAGGATTATTTAGGGATGCATCTGATAGTGGTAAGTTTAAGCTATTTAAAGATTTACAAGCTGAACCAACAACAACAGTTAATACTTCTGGAACAGGATATGCAGTTGGCACTTTGGTTTCTAACTTAGAGGGAGATGTAACAGGTAATGTAACAGGTAA